AAATAGGACATTTTCAGTAAAATGTTGTAAAATTTTTAGACAAAAAACATTTTTGTACGTTGATTAAACAAAACAACAAATGAGGGGGCTTAAGTGGTTGATAGAACTATGACACAGACAGAATACGCTCGACATAAAGGTGTCGAATTATCTGCAGTTAAGAGGGCAATTAATGAGGGGCGTTTACCAAAACATGCCATCAAGATTGGATCAAATGATAGAAAGCTGATCCTGGTTAGTGAGGCCGATAAGTTTTGGGAGGAGAGCACTGTTGTCAATAATAAGAATGAGCTTAGGCAAAAGACTTTCTTACCAAATGAGAAACAAACACAGAGGGCCAGAGCTGATCAAAACAGTGAGGAGAGTGAGGCCGATCCAGCTGCACCAACTTTAATCAAGATCAGAACAGTCAAGGAAAGTTATGCAGCAAAGACGGCCCAGCTAGAATATGAGGAGAAAGTTAAGATCCTCACACCAACGGCTGATGTTAGAAAGGCAGCAATTGAGATTGGATCCAACATCAGAAGTACATTAGAAAACTTTGCAGACAAGCTTGCTCCACTAATGGCAGCTGAAACCAATATTGATAAATGTCACAAGATAATTTCTGATGAGATAAGGGCCGTGCTTACCAATCTTAGCAGGGGTGATTATTTATTCCTAGAAGGGGTAAACCCATGATCAGTTTAAATCTATTAAAAGGTGACTGCCTTGAAATTCTAAAAACTATTCCTGATAAATCAATTGACATGGTCTTAACTGATCCACCGTATGGGACAACTGCATGCAGGTGGGATGTGGTTATTCAGTTTGAGCCAATGTGGAATGAGCTAAAGAGAATTACAAAGGACACAGGGGCAATTGTTTTATTTGGAAGTGAACCATTTTCTAGTCAGCTAAGGATGAGTAATTTAAAAATGTTTAAGTATGATTGGATATGGGAAAAACCAAATGGATCTAATTTTGTTTCAGTAAATTTACAACCATTCAGAGTGCATGAGATAATTTCTGTTTTTGGTTTAAAGGCGTGTACATACTCCAAAAAAGGAAATCTTAGATATATACCTCAGAAAACAAAGGGAGAGCCGTACAGGCAAAAAACAGGAAAATCAGACAGGTCATCCGTTCATCGACCTGGATCAGATATGTCTGGTTACTTAACAGAAAATACTGGATTAAGATCTCCTAGATCTATTCAAAGATTTAATTCTGAAAAAGGATTGCACCCAACGCAGAAACCAGTGGCACTTTTAGAGTACTTGGTTAAGATATACACATTAGAAAATGAAACGGTTTTAGATTTCACAATGGGATCAGGATCAACTGGTGTTGCCTGTAAAAATCTAAATAGAAATTTTATAGGTATAGAGATGGATGATAAATATTTTGAGATTGCAAAAGAGAGGATTAACCCATGAGTGCCTTAGCAGATGCGTATCAAGTTTTTGAAAGGGCATTGCTAAATGCTTTAAAGCCAAAGGAAAGATTATCAGTTTGGGAGTGGGCCGATAAGTACAGAATACTTTCAGCAAAAGACTCTGCAGAGCCAGGACCATATAGATCAGACAGGACTCCATTTCTAAGAGAGATCATGTGGGAGATCTCAAACCAATCATTAGTTAAAAAGGTAATATTTAAAAAGGGTGCCCAGGTTGGTGCCACAGCTGCAGGTCTTAACTGGATTGGATACATAGTTGATCATGATCCAGGGATGACTATGATTGTTTGGCCTACACTTCCAGATGCAAAGAAAAATTCAAAGATCAGATTAGATCCTATGTTTCAAGCAACTCCCAGGATCAGGACAAAACTATCAACTGGAAACAATCGAGATGCAAAGGCCACTGTACTTTTAAAAGATTTTGAGAATGGAGCCTTGATCATATCAGGTGCTAACTCCAGCTCATCTCTTTCATCTATACCAGCAAAGAATGTTTTTGGTGATGAGATCGACAGATGGCCAGATGATGTTGAGGGTGAGGGAGATCCTGTAAAGCTGGTTGAGGCCAGACAAAGAACTTACTCAAGACGTAAAGCATACTATGTGAGCACACCAACTTTTAAAAGATCATCTAAAATTCACAAAGAGTTTATGCTGTCTGATCAGAGATGGTATTATGTGCCATGTCCTCACTGCAAAGAAAAACAAATATTAGGCCATGAGGATTGGGAAAGACCTCTCACTGTTTTTGATCACCTTCATTATGAGACTGAGGCCGATGCTGTTGGTGGTGAGATTGTTACCAGGGCAGTTGTCTTTTGTAAAAAATGTGGAGAGGAGATCCTGGAGCACAATAAGCCGTGGATGTTTTCTGGTGATAATGGGGCCGAGTGGATCAAGCACAATCCTAAAAGTGAAGTTGCTGGATTTATGCTTTCATCAATGTACTCACCACTAGGGTGGATGTCTTGGAAAGAAATTTGCCAGGACTATGTGAATGCCAAAAACTCTAAAGATCCAGAAAAAATGATTTCATTTGTTAACACCGTACTTGGTGAGGTTTTTGAGGATGTCGGTGAAAGACCAATTGAAAAAAATCTATTTGCAAGACGTGAGCAGTATCCAGTCGGGACTGTGCAGAGGGGTGCAATCTTTCTTACCTGTGCAGTGGATGTGCAAGAGGATCGACTTGAGGCCGAGGTGCATGCATGGGGCAGAGACAGGAGGAGATGGTCTGTTGAAAGAAAAATCATTGTTGGCAATGTTACTGAGGATGATACCTGGAATGAATTGGAGGAGTATCTTGGCACAACCTTTGAGCACGTTGATGGTTTCAGTATGCCAATCACAAAGGCCGTCATCGACTCTGGTTATGAAACACAGAGAGTTTATAATTTTTGTAGACGCTTTGATGCCAAGAGAGTTTTGCCTATTAAAGGTGATGAGGCCCTTACTCAGATGTATGCGCTGCCAAAGGCTTTGGATGTTAGTGAGAAAGGAAAAACAAAAAGACGTGGGATAAAACTTTGGAGAGTTGGGATCAACATGATCAAGGGTGAGCTTTATGGTGATCTGCAAAAAACTGCACCAGATGACATAACGCAACCATATCCAAAAGGGTACATCCACTTTCCAGATTATGATCTGGAATATTTCTCACAGCTAGTTGCTGAGGAGAGGAGGCTTAAGAAAAATAAAAAAGGTCACACAGTTATTGAGTGGCACAAGGTGAGAGACAGAAACGAGACTCTGGATTTATATGTTTACAACAGAGCAGCGGCTGCAATGATCGGGATAGATAGATGGAAAGAGGAGGAGTGGAAAAAGGCAGAGTCTAATATAATGGTTGTAAAAAATCTCAAGAGGCCGGAAAATGAAACCAACAACGCAAAAAACAAACGGCCAAAGAAACCTAAGGCCGATGATGGGTATTGGTAAAAAATGACTCAATCAAGCTTTACACCAGAGCAACTAATCGCCCTTGAGGCTGCCATAGCAGATGGTGCTTTGAGGGTTAAATACTCAGATAAGGAAGTTGAATACAGATCATTAAAAGAGATGTTGCAAACCAGAGATCTAATGAGAGGTGAGCTTGGCCTAAACAAGTCATGTGCTAAAAAAGGACTGTTTGGTGGAAAGCGTTTGGTAATGGAGCATAGCAAAGGACTCTGATGAAACTGACATTAGATTTTAACTTATCATCTAAAAAGAAAAAAATAGATGACAAGACAGATAGAAAGTATGAGGGAGCATCAAAGGGCCGGAGGGCCGGAGGATGGATAACTGGAGGAGGGGATGCAAATGCCCAGATCAAAAGTGACCTTCCAACCCTAAGAGAAAGATCTAGGGACCTAAGAAGAAATAACCCATATGCTCACAAGATAATTGAAGTCATAACAAATAATGTTGTTGGAAAAGGGATCATCACAGATGTAAAGCCAGATGCCTTAGATGACACCTGGAAAGAGTGGGCCTATACAACAGCTTGTGACTATGATGGAAGAAATGATTTAAAGGGACTTCAAAGATTGGCAATGGATGCAATTGTTGAGTCTGGTGAAGTTATTATCAGAAAGAGAGTTGTGGCCGGATTAAAATATCCACTTCAATACCAGGTCCTGGAGTCTGACTTTATAGATGGATCATTTACAAAGACACCTTTTAAAGAGGGTAACTATGTCATCCAGGGTGTTGAGTTTGATCAAGATGGTAAGAGAGTTGGATACCACATTTATGAGTCTCATCCAGGATCTTACGAGAAAGTAAAAAATACATTTAAATCGAACTTCATACCAGCAAATGAAATGATCCATCTTTTCAAACAAGAAAGGCCGGGCCAGGTAAGAGGTATCCCATGGATGGCACCATCTATGATGAGGCTCAAAGATCTTGATGATTATGAGGATGCTCAATTAATGAAACAAAAAGTGGCGGCTTGCTTTACTGCTTTTGTACATGACATTGATGGATCACAAGAGTCAGATGATTGCAGCACTCTTGAGGCCAATGAGCAAAACAGGATTACACCTGCACTCATTGAACAATTACCACCTGGAAAAACAATCACATTTGCATCACCACCATCAGTTGAAAACTACCGTGAATTTGTTTCATCTCAACTAAGAGCAATCTCTGCAGGTGTTGGTATCTCATATGAGTCATTCAGTGGTGACTTATCAGAAGTAAACTTTTCATCTGCAAGAATGGGATGGCTTGAAATGGGCCGCAACATAGATGCATGGAGAGACTCGATCATGCTCAATCTTTTTTTAAAAGAGGTTGTTAGTGATTTTAAATTTATGATGACATTACTTGGTAAGCCAGCACAGGCAGGCTCATCATTTAATCACATACCACCAAGACGTGAAATGATTGATCCTTCAAAAGAAGTGGCAGCATTAAACGAACTTGTGAGAGCAGGGTTTGACTCAAGAGATGCAGTGATCTCATCTCTGGGAAGAGATCCTGATGAGGTATATAAAGGACTCAAGGCCGGAAACGACAAAGCAGATGAGCTTGGTTTGATCCTTGACTCCGATCCAAGAAAAGTAAATGCAAACGGAAAAAAACACGAAGTATCAAAAGGGGCAGTAAATGAGTAGAAAAATTCAAACACCTAAAGGCCAGATGTCGGCCCTTATCCAAAGAAACACTTTTAATGTTGAGGACAGGACCGTTGAGGTTGTGTGGTCAATGGGAGCAAAAGGAAAAAGATACACATGGACTGGAGCTTTCTATGAAGAGCTTTCAATGAAAAAAGACCATGTAAAGCTTGATAGATTAAATCAAGGGGCACCAGTTTTAAATAGTCACAGATCATATGATCTTGGATCAAATCTTGGTGTTGTTGAAAAGGCATGGATTAAAGGGAAAGAGGGACGTGCAACACTGAGACTATCATCAAGAGATGAGGTTGCAGGAATAGTAAGAGACATCCAAGAGGGTGTTATTAGAAACATCTCTGTTGGATATGTTGTCCACTCATATGAAGAAATAACAAAAAAAGGTGATGAGATCCCAACTTATAGAGCAATTGACTGGGAGCCTATGGAGATTTCCTTTGTAAATATTCCATTCGACAAGGATGCACAAGTTAGATCAATGGAGGCCGGACAAGAAAGATACGAGTCATCAATCACTCTTAGGTCATCAGAAGAGGTTGAGACTGAGGCCGATGTCGCAGATGCTATTGATGTACCAGTTGAAACAGAAACAACAGAAGTTGTGGCAACAGAAACAAATGTTGAAACAGATCCTCAAACAGAAGTAAAAGAAGAAACTCAAACAGATTTGAATAAATCTGTTGAACAAAATTCAGAGCTGACAGAAACTAAAGAGGAAAGATCAATTCAGTCTGAAACAAAGACAGCACCTGCAGCTGTCGAAAACAAAGAGGTCACAGTGAATGAAAAGGAATTAGAAAAACAACGTGGAATTGAAATCAGATCAGCTGTTAAAACTGCAGGTCTTGGTGATGACTTTGCGGAGAAAATGATTACTGAGGACATCACTGTTGATAAAGCCCGTGAGATGATCATAGAAAATCTTTCAGAAAAAAACAAAGAAACAAAAACAAAAAACCATAATGTGGAGGTTAGGGACGTGGATCAAAGTAAAATGAGAATTGAGATGGCAACAAATGCATTAATGCATCGTGCTCACAGTGATAAAGTTACATTGCATGAGGATGCTAGATCATACCGTGGTATGTCTCTAATCAGACTTGCTGAGGAGATCCTAACAGCTGCAGGGCAAAATGTCCGTGGCCTAACACCAAATGAGCTTGCAGAGAGAGCACTTCACAGCACATCTGACTTTGCACTTATTCTTGCCAACGTGGCAAATAGATCTCTTAGATCTGCATACGAGGAAGCTCCTCAAACATTCTCACCATTCACAAGAAGAGTGCAGGTTGCTGACTTCAAAGAAATCAGCCGTACTCAATTAGGTGATGCTCCTAAGCTTGAAAAAGTTTTAGAAAATGGCGAGTACAAAACTGGAAAAATCGGTGAGGCAGCTGAAAAATATAAGGTTGAAACTTATGGTAAGATCATCGGGATTACAAGACAAACTCTTGTTAACGATGACATGGATGCTTTCTCAAGACTTCCAGAAATGTTTGGACGCTCATCAAGAGATCTTGAGTCTGAGTTGATTTACAAAATCATCACAAGCAATCCAAACATGGCCGATGGTGTGCCATTATTCCATGCTACTCATGGAAACCTTGGGACTGCAGCTGCAATTGCAATTGCATCAATCTCTGAGGGACGCTCAAAAATGAGACTACAAAAGGGCCTAAATGATGCTCTTTTAAATCTTGTACCAAAAACTCTTTTAGTGCCAACAGCACTTGAGACAATTGCAGAGCAATTTGTTTCGGTTATCCAAGCTAACCAAAACAACCAGGTAAACCCTTTCTCTGGAAAGTTAATGCCAATTGCTGAGCCAAGATTAGATGCTGCCAGCTCAACTGCATGGTACTTACTTGCAGCAATCGCTCAAGTTGATATCTTTGAACTTGCAAACCTTATCGGTCAAGACGGTCCAACTCTTACAACTAAAGAGGGATTCAACACTGATGGCCTACAGCTTAAGTGCTCTTACGATGTTGGTGCTAAGGTAATTGACCACCGTGGTATCTTTAAAAACCCAGGTCTTTAATTAATTAGTTTTTAACTAAGAGGAGATTTTGATATGAAAAATTATGTTAAACCAGGTTACAAAGTAACTAAGGCATCTGTTGGTGCAGTTATATCTGGACAGGCCGTTGTTAACGGTACTGAGCTTTTAGTTGCATGTGGATCATATGCGGCTGGAGTTGAGGGTGAGTACATCAGAGGTGGTGTGGTTTCTCTAAAAAAGAAAGCAGCAATTGTACTTGCTCAAGGTGCAAAAGTTTGGTGGGATGAGGGAGCTGGAGAAATAACAGCGACTGAGGTTGATGGTGAAGTTGTAGCAGGGATTGTTGATAAAGCAGCACTTGCTGGTGATGCTGAGGTTGAAATCCTCCTAAACAGTACACCGTACGCTTTTAATTAAGTAGAAAACAGAGGGCCTCCTAGCGAGGCCCTTTTTCTTTTTGGATAATTAATGATTGATTTCAGAGACAGGGTGGCAAGAATATTAAATCACTCCAAAAAAAACTTTGGAGAGCCATGTGTCCTTTATCCAGGTCCAGGTGGGAGCTTTGCTTTTACTGGAATTTTTGACAATGAAACACAGTCAGTTGATCCAGACACTGAGAAATTAATCAGTGCAACTCAGCCAAGCCTAGGGGTAAATTTATTCGACTTTGTTGCTGAGCCTAAAGAGGATGATCAAGTCCAAATTAGAAATATCAGATACAAAATCATTGATGTTAAACCTGATGGCCAGGGTGGAGCAACTCTACTACTCCATAGGTTAAACCATGAACAGAAAGTCTTTAAGAAAAGAATTAGTTGATATCCTCAAAGCTGCAAATATTTGCGGTGTAAGTGGCAATGTTTTTCCAAACAGATCTATTCCATCCAACATTGAGACACTTCCAGTTGTTTTGGTTTACTCAAAAAATGCTCCAATCGACAGAAGAGATGAGTCTCCAAAGTCATATCTAATTAACCAAGAGATGGTAATAGAATGCATCACGCAACATGATGATGACAGCAAGCTTTCAGATGAGCTTGATGATTTATCAGATGCAGTCATTAAGGCCATTGAGGATAGTTTTTTACTGGAGGATAATTGTGAGCATGTGACACTTACAAGCATAATTACAGACACCGAGGGCACAGGCCAGTCACCAGTGGGGGCAGTGAAAATAAGCTACACAATGTCATTAAATTACTATCCAAGAGTGGATCTGGTATTTGATGACTTAAATTCTCTGGATAATAATTTCAGTATGAATGATAATCAAGATAACGATGCAAAAAGTATTACTGTCTTTGAGGAGCCTTAAATGAAATCAGAATTTAAAAGTCTGAAACCATCAAATGATGAGTTGAAAGTTTTCAACCCTGCAACAGGGTTACACCTTAAGCCAGAGGGTGAAGAGGTTGCAATGAGCAACTATTGGCACAGAAGACTACTTTCAAAAGAAGTTGTTGAGTGTGAGCAATTAGTTGAAAAGAAAAGTTTTAAAGATTCTAAAAAAAATAATTCGGAGGTTTAGTCATGACAATCCCATTTAACCAAGTACCAGCAAACTTGAGAGTGCCATTTTTATATGCTGAGTTTGATAATTCAAATGCAGTCCAGGGACCTCAGACACAACCATACAACGTCCTATTAATTGGGCCAATGCTTAACGCTGGCACAAAGGCAGAAAATACAAAGCACCTAGTAACATCAAAAGCAGATGCAAAAACATTTTTTGGTGCAGGATCTTTAATTGCTGAAATGGCCGGAAAGTATTTGGACATCAACAGAATTAATGAGCTCTACTGTATTGGAATAAAGGACGATGTGGCAGGTGCTCCAGCGGCTGGATCTGTTAAACTTACAGGGGCACCAACGGCTGCAGGCACATTGAGTGTTTACATAGGTGGAATTGTTTCAAGAGTGGCAGTTGCCAGTGGTGCAACTCTGGCATCAATCGCCACAGCACTGCAGGCAGTAATGGCAGCAAATGCTGACTTGTTAGTATCAACAGTGGTTGATGGTGTTGATGCAACAAAGATTAATATTACAGCAAAATCAAAAGGGCTACATGGAAACGATATTGACATCAGAGTAAATTATAACTCAGATGAAGAATTACCGGCTGGCCTTGGAATTACAATTGTTGCAATGACAGGTGGATTAACAAATCCAGTTATCACTGGAGCACTAGCAGTTATTGGTGATGGCCAATACATCCAACTTATCTCAGCTTTCAGAGACTCAGCAAACATGGTGTCAATGGAGGATGAGCTTGCAACTAGATTTGGGCCAATTAAGCAAAATGATGGTTATTGCCATTATGGTGCTAAGGGCACTCTTTCTGAGTTGAATGCAATTGGTGATGCAAGAAATTCTCAATTTACTCTTATCCATAGAGCTGGAGGACCTACACATCCAGCATCACAAGTTTCAGCAAAGGTTGCAGTCATTGCAGCTGCAGCTCAAATTGATCCAGCTAGACCATTCCAGACACTTGCTGTGCCAGGAATTATGCCAGAGTCTGAGGAGGAGATGCTAGAACTTGAGGACAGAAACATCCTGCTTTATCACGGTATTTCAACAGATAAAATTGTTGGTACACAGGTTGTACTTGAGAGAGTTATTACAACTTACAAGAAAAACAATGCTGGTGCTGATGATGTTTCATACCTGGATCTAAACACTCTGCTTACACTTTCATATTTAAGATATGACTGGAGAAACTATATGCTGAGAAAGTATCCACGCCACAAGCTTGCTGGTGATGGAAACCGCTTTGCAGCTGGACAACCAATCATGACTCCTAAGCTTGGAAAGGCTGAGGCCGTTGCCAAATTTAAAGAGTGGCAATTTAATGGCCTGGTTGAGGGGCTTGATCAATTCAAGGCAGGATTAATTGTTGAGAGATCAACAGGAGATGTAAATAGATTAGATTTCTTATTACCTCCTGATCTAGTTAATCAGTTAATGGTGATCGGTACTCAATTTGGATTTTTACTTTAATAGGAGATAGTCATGGGACAAAGAGTTGGTGGAGTTATTTTTATTAAGGTTGACGGTACACAATACCGTGCCAAAGGAAACTGGACATACAACCTTGGAAAGTTAAAAAAAGAGGGTGTTGTTGGTGCCGATGGAATGCATGGGTATAAGGCCATGCCACAAGTGCCATTCATTGAGGGTACAATCACTGATGACAGCGAAATCTCAGTTGAAAAATTGCTAGAACTTGAGGAGGCAACAGTCACTCTTGAGCTTGCAAACGGCAAGGTGATATCACTTTCAAAAGCATGGTTTGCTGGAGAGGGTAACGTGACCACAGAAGAGGGTGAGATTGAGGCCCGATTTGAGGGCATGGATTGTGATGAGATCAGATAAAATTTAAAAGATACAATGGGCAGGCTTGACCTGCCCTTTTTTCATTGAGGGGGAAACATGAAAGAGAAAAAAGAAAAGTCAGATTTTGACCTAAGCACATTAGAGCAGAAAGATGGAAAGTACATCCTGCCACTATCAAAGCAAATCAAGCATGGTGAAAGAACTATTACAGAGCTTCACTTAGATGAGCCAAAAGCAAAGCACATTAGAAAGATGCCTACATCTCCAATTATGGATGATGTTTTAAAGGCATGTGGAAAACTTGCAAGTGAGCCAGATAGTGTAATTGATGAATTGTCTTTAAAAGACTGCAACAACCTTGCAGAGTTTTTCGGGGCTTTCAATTAACCTGGCCAAGAGATTGGAAAAATTGCGCAGGGATTTTGGCCAGGTGGTTTCATTTTCAACCTGAGGCAATCTGGGAAATGACAAAGAGTGATTTTGATTTTTGGATGGATCAGGTAAAGGAGCAGCAAAAAAATGTCAGATGAATTTCCAGTCAAGTGGCGTTTTGGGGTAGTTGATAAATTAACTGCTCCACTTAAAAATATGGCAGGCTCTTTTAAGCCGATGATTGATGCTGCCAAAAGAGCAGACACTCAATTTGATTTACTCCAAAAAAACACAGAGAAATTTAGAAATAAAATGTCAAAAATAGGTGGTGGAATAAAGGACGTTGGTACAACAATGTCTCTTGGATTAACAGCACCTATTATTGCATTTGGTGCATCAGCAATAAAGACAGCAATAAGCTTTGATGAGTCAATGAATAAGGTTGCTGCAATGACAGAGGCCACTGGTGAGCCACTTCTTAAAATGAGAAACATGGCAAAGCAGCTTGGATCAACAACTCAATTCTCAGCATCTGAGGCCGCACAGGCAATGGCCAATTTAGGTCAAGCTGGCTTTGGTGTTAATGACATCTTAGCAGCAACTCCAGGGCTATTAAACCTGGCAGCTGCATCGGGTGCTGACTTAGCAAGATCTGCAGAGATTGCATCAAGCAACATAGCGGCCTTTGGACTAAAAGCAGGTGATGCTGGACGTGTGGCAGATGTTTTTGCCAAAGCAGCTGCAGCCTCAAACGTAGACATTGAGGACCTGGCCGAGGCCATGAAATACGCAGCTCCAGTTGCAAAGCAATTCGGATTAAGCATTGAGGACACAAGTGCTGCCATGGGATTACTTGGAAACGTAGGGATCAAAGGCTCAATGGCAGGTACTACTCTTAAAAATGTACTCCTAAGATTAGCGGCCCCTGCATCTGGTGCTAGAAAAATATTCCAGCGTTTAGGAATTGAGGCAACAGATAGCGCAGGCAATATGCTTGGATTAAATAAGATTTTATCTAATATGGGCAAGGGTATGAAGAACCTCCCAAAATCAACACAGCTTGCAGTGCTTGATAAAGTATTTGGAAAAGAGGCAATTGCTGGTGCAGGTGAATTAATCACACAGGCCATGGCAATTGGATCAGATGGAAAAAGTGGAATTGAAAAATTTACTGAGGCCATGGAAAATTCCAATGGTGCAGCCGAGAGAATGGCAAAGACGATGATGCAAGGGGCACCTGGTGCAATTAAGGAATTAAGCTCAGCATTTGAGGATGTACAATTGGCCTTTACTGAGTCTGGAATATTATCATCATTCACATCTTTGGTTTTAGTTGTAACTGATTTTCTTAGATGGATATCAGCAACCAATCCAGCAATATTAAAATTTGTTGGGGCAGGTGCTTTAATTATAGCCATGCTTGGCCCAATGCTTGTGATGTTTGGAATGGTAGTGGCAGCAATTCCACAAATGGTAACAGGTTTTGCCTTGTTAAAAGTTGGACTTGCAGCCGTGGGGATTACAGGATGGGCAGCACTATTGCCATTTATAAAGTTCATTGCAATTGCTGCTTTAATAGTAACAGCTGCAGTGATGATCTATAATGCATGGGAGCCTATAAAGGCATTCTTTAGTGACTTTTTCACAGAGCCATTGCAACAGATTAAAGATCTAGTTGGGTGGATGGGAAACCTTGCAGGAATAGATACATTAAAAAATCTTTTCAGTGACAGTGCAGATACAGTTGATAGTCAACTTGCTGCAAAGGGATTTAAAATTGGTGGGCCACAGGGCCAAGCACTTGGTGCTGATCAGGCCATAAAAAACTCAAAGGAATTTGAGATGAGACAACAGAAAGCACAAATTGATGTCAACTTTTCCAATATGCCAAAAGGTGCAAAGGTGACAACTGACAACAGAGATTCAATTTTAAAAATGAATACTGGTGAGATTGGAGGACTATGAGCTGGCTTGATAATTTAAGACCTGCATCCTTTAGAGGTGTAAAGTTTTATGTAGAAAGTACAAAAAAGACATTGGGCCGCCGTGCTGTGGTCCATGAGTTTCCAAATAGAGAGACACCTTTTACTCAAGACATGGGAAGAATTGCAACAGCATGGTCACTTGATGGCCATGTCCTGGGCACAGATTATGATGAGGCAAAAGCAAAGCTTGAGGAGGCCTTTAATAAGTTTGGGCCAGGTGAGCTAATACATCCATATGATGGATTGCAAATGGTACAGGTTGGTGCTGTTGAGTTTACAGAGTCAACAAAAGAAGGGGCAATACTTTATTTTACGGCAACAATTTATGAGGCCGGATCTTTAGAGTTTCCAAAAACAATTAATGACAAAGCATCCATACTTGGTGAGGCAGCTGATAAAGCAATTGCAGATGCCAAGGCAGATTTTGACAATACTTTTTCAGTGGTGGGACTTCCAGGATTTGCAGTTGAAAGTGCAAGAGGAAAAATTGCAGCTGCTCAAAAAGCATATGACAATGCAAGCAAGGGACTTAGAGATATTTCTGATGCAGCTGCAGAGCTAGCATATAGTACTAGGAATTTAGTAGCTGAAACAAATGACTTACTGAAATCCCCCTCACAGTTAAGTGAAAGGCTACTAAATTCCTTTACTCTTTTAAAAAACACATTTAGCAATGTAAAGATCCAGACAGGTGCATTGACATCTTTCTTTGGATTTGGATCTGATGATGTTGGTGGTGCTGGTGCAACTCCAGTAAGAAGTCAGGAGGCTGCCAATAAAGATGCTTTCAATAATTTCATGAGAAGAGTGGCGGCTGCCAGTGCTGCAGTCACGGCCCAAGAGGCAGAGTATGAAACATTTGAAGAGGCAGAAGAAACAAGGGACACAATTACAGAAGTAATTGAAGAGCAGATCAGGACAAGTGGAGACACTGAAATCTATCAATCATTGATTGATGTTAAGACAGCACTTGTGTCGGCCCTTCCAGATGCTGATGCAGATTTACCATATTTAAAAGAATACACAACAGAGGCAGTGACCTCATCACTTCACCTTGCCTATGATCTATACCAAGATCCAAGAGCAGAGGCAGATCTTATTGCAAGAAATAAAATAAAAAACCCTGGATTTATTCCACAGGGAAAAACTCTTGAGGTGTTAAGTGGCAACTTCTAATCCACCAATTATATCTGATGGTGGTACGACTGAGGATGATGCAGCTGTTTTCTATGTCAACAAACAAATCTATGAAGGTTTTAAAAATATAAAACTATCCAGATCTCTAACATCACTTACAGGATCATTTGAAATTGTTTTAGTTGATAAGTTCAATGTTGAGAAAGTTGATTTTGAACTAAAGCCAGGGCTAGAGATTTCTTGCAAGATCGGAAAGCGTCCTTTTTACAAGGGGTATATTGATAAGCTGGCCATAAGTCTTTCAGCTGGATCAAGAAACTTAACAATCAGTGGGCGTGATAAAACTGGAGATCTAGTTGATTGCTCTCATATTGGCAGAAATGAATTTAACAACATGAAGCTTGAGGCCATAGCAAGAGAGCTTGTAAAGCCATTTGGAATTGATGTCATTATATTTGCAGAGACAGGATCACCATTTACAAAATTTACAATCACTCAAGGTGATACCGTATTCCAGGCATTGGAAAAATTAGCAAAACAAAGAAACTTGCTTTTAACAAGCTCACCAGAGGGTAATCTTGTATTTGAAAAAAAGGGAATAATTAGATCATCATCAGAGTTGATTGAAGGTTTTAATATTAGAAATGCTGGAATTGATCTGGATAACACTGAAAGATTTAGTACTTATTATGTAAAATCTCAGGCCATTGGATTGCTGGGCATTCCTGCAGATGCAAGCCAGGCAAAGGGATCTGCACAAGATGAGGGAATTGATAGATATAGGCCAATAGTAATATTAAACGAGTCTCAAGGTGATGGAAAAACTGCTCAGCAAAGATCAGAGTGGGAGGCATCACTAAGAAGTGCCAAGGCCTGCAATGTCAGTGTTGTGGTTGTTGGCTGGACACAGAAAGCAGGTGAGCTATGGGCAACTAATCAGCTGGTGCATATTGACTGCCCTTCAATTGGTGTCAAACAAGACATGCTAATATCAAAGGTAAATTTTGAACTATCTGAAAATGGAAAAATAACAGAGCTTGAACTTATCAGGCCTGATGCATTTGAGTTTAAGCAGAAAATTAAAAAAGAAAAAGATCCACTGGATCTGCTCGGCTGGAGTGTTAAGAAATGAGCCTAGGTGATGAAATCAGAAAGGCAGTCACATCAATGGCGATGCCCTTAAAAAATAAGATACTATTAATGGTTGGCCGTGGAATTATAATGGCCGTAAATGACAGTAGTAAAATTCAACAAATGCAAATCACATTACTTGCCGATGAGGTAAAGGATCAGGTTGAGGTCTTTAATCATTTTGGTTTCACATCAAATGCTCCAAATGGATCTGAGTGCATCATGTTGTCAGTGGCAGGATCAAGAGATCACGGTGTTGTAATTGCCACAGAAAATAGAGAGATGAGATTAAAGGGCCTAGTATCTGGAGAATCTGCACAATACAATTTAAATGGAAAATATATCTGGATCAAAGAAAATGACAATATTGAAATGCTTTTAAAAAAGTTAAAGATCCAAAATGATGATCATGAGATGATAGCCGTACTGTCAGAGTTTATGGATGAGGTCATTAAGGGCTTAACAATAACTGCACTTGGCCCACAACCATGGGAGCCTGCCACAAAGGCAAAGCTTGAGGCCGTAAAAGAAAAGATGGATACCTTTAAAATTTAAGAGGTCACAATGGCATTAAATAAAACGTCAATGAAAAATAGAATTAGAGCAAATATCCAGGCAAGAAATACAAATCTAAACGCTGCAAATATTGCCATCCTAGATCCTTATTTGGAGGATATCTGTGATGGGATTATTGAAGAAATAAAGGCTAATTTGGAAGTTAAAAGCACAGTGCCATTTATCACAACAGGTACTCAGACAGCAACAGCTCAACAGACTGAGGTGAAATAATGAGAGATATAGCACTCCAGTTAAATAATGGTTTTTTTGATATTGTAATTGATGGTCAGGACCTAATGTATGATGATGGCTTAGAAAACGCCCTTTCACTTTCAATCTTTTCAGATGCTAGGGTGACTGAGGATCAGTTGCCATATGGATCAACAAACAAAAGAGGGTGGTGGGGTGATTTATTCTCAGAGATACCTGGTGACAAGATAGGATCTAGGCTTTGGACAATTAATCCTGCCAAGATTACAGAGGACACCAGAAATCTTACAGAGGATTATTGCAGAGAGTCCACAAAATGGCTGATTGATGATGGGATTGCAGATACCATAAATTTCACAACTGAGTATAATGTAAATAAGCATCTGAATATTTTAATTGAAACAGTTCGTCCAGGCGGTGTGGTTTCAAAATTTCAAGTTGTCTGGGATGCACAGAAAGTTAGGAGATTGTAATGCCCTTCCAAAGACCAACACTAGATCAGCTTATTGAAAGAGTTAAATCAGATTTCAGAAGTGGTTTGAATGTTGCCGATATTATCAGGAGATCATTTCTTGGTGTAATTGCCAGAGCAATGGCCGGATTATCACATTTGCAATTGGGATACCTGGATTGGATTTCAAAGCAAGTTATTCCAGACACTGCAGAGGATGAGCAATTAATTAGATGGGCATCAATATTTGGCCTGCAATTAAGAGAGGCAACATTTGCTGAGTTTAATATTACAATCACAGGAAACCCTGGAGGGGTAGTCATTGAAGGTGAGCTTTACCAAAATGCATCTGGATTTCAATATGAAATAGATGCTGAGGTCATTATCCCAATCGGTGGATCAATCATCGGAAAGCTAGTTGCAGTCCTTCCAGATACTGGATCAAATATGGATGTTGGTGGAAAGGTAAATTTAGTTTCACCAATAGCAAACATAAACTCAGAGTCAACAATTTCAGAAATAATCACAATTGCATCTGGCCAGGAAACAATAGACTCACTCAGAGCAAGGCTACTTAATAGAATGCAATTACCACCATTGGGTGGATCGGCAAATGACTATATCACATGGGCAAAAGAAGTTGGTGGAGTGACAAGGTCATGGGTTTTGCCTCTCTATACAGGGCCAGGTACAGTTGCAGTTTCATTTGTCACAGATGATGAGGTTGATATCATACCACCTGCACCAAAGGTTAATGAGGTTAGGGCATACATTGAAGAGAGAAAGCCAGTGACAGCACTCTTGACAGTGTTTGCACCAGTGGCAGCACCGATGGATTTAGATATTAAAATCAAACCAAACACAATTGAAGTACAACAAAACATACTTAATGAATTAAGTGACCTTGTAAAAAGAGATGCAACTCTGGCCGGATCATATAAGAGTCCTGGAGTTACAAACGATGGGAGCATACTGCTCTCAAAAATAAATCAGGCCATCAGTATTGCTGTTGGACTTGAGGATCATGAGATTGTGACAATCAATGGATTGGCCCCTGCAAATGTGCTCCCAGCTGATGGTGAGCTTGTGACATTAGGAAATACGACATGGCAAGCACTGGCATAGTTGGCAGATATTCAAAACTTTTAAAAAGCTTACTGCCAGATGGTTGGGTGTGGGAGGCAAAAAGTAGAAAGGCATCAAATCTTTCAAAGCTCTTGGCATCAATGGCCGAGGAGTATGCAAGAATTGAGGACAGAGGTGCCACTCTAATTAAAGAGTCAAATCCTGCAACAACATTTGAATTACTTCCAGACTGGGAAAGAGTTTTTGGATTGCCAGATGAGTGTGCTCCAGATGAGGTCCTGACTTTACAACAAAGACGACAAAGAATTTTACAACTACTCACCACAAGAGGTGGGCAAAATAAATCTTTTTATCAAACCCTGGCATCACAATTTGGATACGATGTTGATGTCATAGAGGTTTCAGATCAACCACCATTCAGGGCCGGACAGGGCCGTGCTGGTGATAGATTAACAAACGGCACATGGAGATACGCTTTTATTATACAAGCACCAGCTGACAGCATTATTAGGTTTAGAGCAGGGATATCAACTGCAGGTGAGAGACTTTTATTAGTGCAAAATTCTACGCTCCAGTGTTTAATTGAGAAATACAAACCAGCTCATGCAGTTGCAATTTTTACTTTTCCGAGTTCTTAGGAGGTCATAATGTTTAGGATCGACAGCGAGGGTGCAACCCTTGATAATAAATTTACAGAGGGTGATCCATCGCTAGGTGTACCGGCCACTGTTGTAAGTGCCGACTGGCTCAACTCTGTACAGGAGGAGATGGCCACTTTCATAGAGTACAATGGCATCGTATTAAGCAAGCCAAGTACAGCTCAACTCCAGGCATCTATGCTGGAATTCTTTTTAAGAGGTGGGAGACAGTCACCAATTACACAATCATTAATTAACAACCAGGCAGTTGAGGCCGATGTTGCAGGATTTACTTTTGACAGCATATTGGTAAAGACTAAGATTTGCCTTTATGATATTGAAAGAAAAACAGGATCAGCAAATAAGCAAGAGTCTGGTATTCTTTTCATCACAAGAGACACAGCTGATAACATCTGGAGAATTAGCAAGATATCTCTTTTTGATGATGATGTCGGGGTAATACTTTCGACAGCAATATCTGCAGGCACAGTAAGCAAGTTGCAATATGTGACTGACAACCTGGCAGGATCTGCATATGATGGGCAATTAAAAATAACTTCAATTTTTGAAATCAGAGTTTAAGGGGGATAGATGAAATATTTAAATGTCTTTCTCATTGTATATTCGTTACTAGTTACGAATGTCTTTGGGGCAACAATCACAGATGATACTTTAAAGATCGGGAAACCAGGATCGAGTGCAAACAAAGAGATCACTCTTGGTACAAACAAGAAAATTAGAGCAAATGAAAGTACAGGTAAAATTGAATTTTCAAATGATGGATCTCTATATAAAAACCTAGGATCAGGATCTGGATCTGGTGGATCAAGTGGAATTAATATTCTTACCAATGAGTCTTTTGAAGATGGAATAGGATCTCCATGGACATCATCTGGTGGGACATTTACACAACAATCATATGCGATACCATCAGAGTCAGATACAAAATATGGCCAATTTGTGGCAACAGCATCTGGTCAGTATATTGAGCAGATTGTTTCGGTGCCAACAAATTTCTCAGCTGGATGCCAGGCCGATTTTAAGAAAGTTAACATTGCAACTGCAGGTATTTTTAAAGTACAGGCCCTTGATGTTTCAAATAATATCTTAGCCGAGCAAACAATTGGAGTTAGTCCATGGATAAAAATTCCAACAATTAGTTTTCAGTGCCCAACAACTGGATCAAGCAATCTAAAACTAAGACTTACATCACTGGCCGCTGGTACAATTCAATTTGATAGAGCTTATATTGGATCAAATCAAAACATTGTTGAAAGCCAGTGTCAGGGCACAGTTGGATGCGAAGATGTTTTTACTGCAACTGTTGCATCAACAGGAACTGTTGTAAGAGAGAATTTAGACTGGATAAATGGGAATTGTGTAATTTCTGGGACATCAATTAGTACGTGTGCATATAATACAGGTATTTTTACAACAGCACCATCTTGTACGGTTACAGTAAATTCCAACACTGGTGGCACTTTAATTTATTCTTGGATGACTGATCCTTCATCAACTCAAGTTACAACAAAAACTTTTTTAAATGGTGCAATCTCAGCTGAGGCTTATCATATTGTTTGTCAGAAGTCTGGCTCAGACTTTACCAAGGCAAAGCCACAGACAGCCGTATCATCAGAACAAGCGTCATGGTTTATTGATGCAAATATTGGGGGGGCGAATCCAAATGGAACGGCAACGACTTCATACCTTCCTTTTGAAAATGCTACACTTGATTTAGTTTTAAATACTGGTTCAGCAAGTGCAGAAATCCCATGCTCTGGAACAAATGCTTCAACAGGTTTAACTTGTAGTTCTGGAAGTGAACAAGTTGGTGTTGCATTTAATCCACCTTATGCTGGTGTTTATGAAGCTTGTATTCAAGGTGCTTTGTATAATAACGGGCCTGGTACTTCAACAGTTCAATGGGTAGAAACAGCAAATAATTCACAAACAATTATTACAGAAGGTAAAGCAAGAACGGCTTTTAATGGTGTAGATAATTTTAGTTCAACTTTAAATAATTGTGGAACATTTACTTTTAACGATGTTTCTAAAAAAACATTACGTTTTTCTTATGAGTCGGGTGCAACTAGTTTAATAATTTATGGTGACAGAGCATCTTCAGCTGGTCAACGTGATATGAAAATAACAGTCAGACCGCTTTTATCTGCTTTTAATCGTCCGATTTTAACTGGTGATCAGATGACTGTCCCAACATCTGTCAAGCCAGTCCACTATAGTGGGATTGTAAATGGGTCTGGTGTAATATCAAATAAAAAAGGATCATTTGCATCATCGTGTACATGGGGTGGGTTAAGTGGTGGAGTTGCCACTTGTCCGCTAACCAACTCACACACAACGAGATTAAATTGTACATGTAGCGTTTCAGATGGTGTGGCCAGTGCAGCGGTATTTTGGTGTATGCCACTGTCAACTGGGACATCAAGCTCTCAATCTTTTGTTACCTATGCAAACGCTGTAGGACCTAGGGATTTTACTTATCAATGTGATGGCGAATTACCATAAGGGGATTTTATGAAATATTTAATTTTAACAATTTTACTTTTTACTCAAATAGCTCATGCAGAAAACTGGCTTAATCACACAAAGATTAAGTCAGGATCAATAGAGGCATTCTCACTTAAGCATGACTGTGAAAGAGTCTCAGGAGAGGAGTGTTTTGATCTTGGCATTTATCCAAGCTCGATCCACTCAGAATATGACAAAGAAGTTGATGACTACACAAGGCCAACTTACTTTAAAGCCGATGAGCTTTCATGCTCAGATGAGATTGATTGCTCTGCTAAGTTCTTAGCACTTACATGTACTCAAAATGACTACTATAAGATTAAGAATTTAGATTTGCTGCAAGTTTATTGTGTTAAACTAGCAGGATATGAAAAGAAATTTATCAAATCCATCATGCTTGATACGCAAAAACTTCAAGATTACCAAGCACAGGAAGTCATCAAAGCGCAGGCTGGACAAAAAGAATCCAACGTCCAAACGGCAATCAAGAAAATAGACTGTGGAAAAAGAGTCATTGCCTTGATGGTTGTTAGAAATGTACCAAAGGCATTATCACCAACTCAGATTGCCCAGATGAATACTGTCTCTGCCCCAATCAAGGGCCTACTAGGGACAGCCTCACTGGTAACAGCAAAAGAGTTTATCATGGCCACAGTGGCTGATGGTGTGCTTGTAACTGAGGCCGATAAAACAGACCTGGCAAATGAAACTCAGAAATGCATTGATTTAAATTAAGAGGTATTAAATGACTTTCAAAAAGTTCACAGGAATTTTAACATTTGGGATCATCCCTGCACTAATTGTGATCATATTAATCTATGACGCAATTGCTGTGAGTGTTGACGGTAACGAGGCAAGTATCTCAAGTCTCATAATCACATCTGCATACACAATGCCTTTCATGGTTTTCTGTGTTGGATTTGGGATCGGTACTTTATGTGGGCACCTTTTCTGGAGAATGAAAGGAAACGATGACACTAGAAAACTTGGCCTTGACATTAAAAAGCAATAGAAAAAATCACAATTAATTTATGGCCCATGTAAAAGTGGGCCTTGAATAAAATCCAAAAACCACTTAAACTTTTAACATACCATTTTAAAGGATCATCTAAAGATGAGCAGAGATACAGATGTTGAGTTTCAGAATGAAAAAGAGTGGCGCAGATATCAAATTAAAAGACTTAATGAAATTGAGAATAAGTTTGATAGCAAGATGGATCAACTCCAATCAAGAATGACAGCACTGGAGATCTTGGGGGCAACTCTTAAATTAAAGGTTGGACTTGTATCATCTTTCTTTGGAGCAATGGCCGGATATATAGCACAATTGTTTCTCAAACAATAACAATCCTAAGGGGGATAAAATGAACAAAGTATTTTTACTATTATCATCGGTACTAACAATGGTTGCACCTTCACTTAAAAAGGCTGACTCAGCTGTTGGTGTAAAGGAAACTAAAGAGGCACTAATTGGTGTCAATGAAGTTTCACTATGTCTTGCTGAAAAATTCAAAGACGGTGTACAGGTTACAGACTTCACAGAATTTTATGCAAAGGTTACAGCTGATGAGGACTTCAAATCAAAGGTAAAGGCAGCATATGACAACTACAAAGCAATCCCAGCTGAGATCAAAGATGTGGACGCAGGTGAAGGTATTGAGCTTGCTGTTGTACAGCTTGATTACGCTCCTAAGTTTCTTGCTGTTTTCTCAAAAGGTGCATAGACCTTTTTATAAGAAAGCATCTTTCTGGTTTAAGATCATACTTATTGGGGCGGCCTGTGCTGCCCCTTTTGTCCCAAGTAATATCAAAAAAATAATCACAATGTTTATCATAGGAGCTTAATATGCCAACGGCCATTTTAGAGCTGATCATAATTGGTGCCAAGATTTTCTCAGATGAGAGAAAAAGGTACTTTGAAAACAAGTCATCAGAGTTAATGAAAAAGATACAAGAGGTTGAGGACTCTGAGTTTTATAAAAAAGACATGGAGGCAAAAGGCAAAGCCGAACGTGATCTATTTTTACAAGTCGATGACCTTAAGAAAGAGTACATCCTGGAGGCTACAAAATGAGATACGTTTTAATAAGTTTTATTTTCATCATGGGTTGTGCGACTGGTGCAGCTGGACTCTTGAGACTCCAGGACAGAGAGCTTTTAATCCATCCAGATCAGCCAGGACTTGCCTATCCTCACAATCAAACAGTGTGCGTGAAAAGGACAGGGATTGGATCTATCTTTAAAAAAGAAAAATGCAGTCAAGTTCATAAGATTGATTTTTATGATTTAAATAAGTCAGATGTGAGAGATGATTTAATCAAGGCCGGATTTACCTGCAAATCTGCAATGAGATTTAAATACTAGGAGGATCAATTGAAAATTAAAGTTGCATTCAGTAAAGAGAAAGATCCTGATTTTGTAAGCCAGCAAATAATGAAGAAAGACAATACAGATTATAGTCACGTCTTAATTATTTATGATGAGAGTAAAATCTTTCATGCTGTTGGTGAGGGTGTTTGCACTGATGACCTTTGCAGGTTTGAGGATGAGCATGAGTTGCCATTTATATTTGAGATTGATCTCAATGTAACGAGAGATTACTTTCTTGGATTTGTTGATGGATCAAAAGGAAAAGAATATTCACAAAGCCAGATTGCTGCCATTGCCTCAGGCAAGGGTGGTGACATGAATGGTGATGAGAAAATGATATGCTCTGAGCTTGTGGGGATTGTACTTACAAGAATGGCCGGATTTAAATTAAAAGGCAGTCAAGATATGTGGCGGCCAATTGATTGTTTCAATGCTCTTAAAAGTGGTTTAGAATTATCTTAAGAATATTTTGGCAAGACTGACTTTGAGCTGTCGATAAATGGATGCCAGAATAATAAAAGGGGAGCAAGCTCCCCTCTTCTTTTAAAGCTAGATTTTACTTTCAGCATCCATTAGTTGCTTAGTCTTTTCGACCAGCATGTAGCAGCTCTCAGTGCATCCAGTAGCGATAAGTTTGCACTCACTAATGATCTCACCAGTAAGTCTGTTGACAGCTGCCTTTGGGTGCTCCAGGCTCTTTGGCTGATCATTGTTTTTTTCAGTTGAATTGTTTCCACCGTTCTTGCTCATAAATCCCCCTCATGAAGTGTTGTCGGTATCTAAATCCTAGAAAAGATTAGTTGATATGAAAAGTTAGAAATTAGTTTTGACAAAATTATTATTAATCATTAAGTTATAGTTCAAATTTAAATATAAAAAATACTAATTCAAATTAAGCCTGAGGGGGTAATAATTGGAAGAGATTTTGACTGCTCTAAAAGAGCAGGTGACAGCAAGTGGTCTTGTTAAGACGGCCCACATGTTAGGTCACACTAATACGCAAAACATATCCAGATGGATCAGGCAGGGCAGGATACCATCAAGTGCAGTTGTTGGTACAAAGGCCATCCTAGATAAGAGCAAGTCATCAAGGTCTAAAAGGGCCAAGCAATGAGATCATCAC